TTAATACTTGGGCTACTTGAGTTGCTCCATCATAAATAAACATATTTAATTCAGCAGAAGTTAGATCTCTATCGCCACCGGGGTTAGTTCCATCTGTAGCTATGTCAATGTTAGCAAGACCTACGCTTGTAACTGTTCCCCCTGCTGGAACACCAAGAGACTCCCATGATGCTTCTGCGCTGAGGGATATAATGAAGTCAAAGTCCTCTGCTGTAGCTGTGTTTCTTGTGTAAAGTAATTGAAGGGTAGCATTATTGCTATCCCAAGTTACAGATCCAGTACCTGTTCCTGTTTCGGATTCTAATGTAAAAGATTCTACTGTAGTGTCAAATGACCAAGTTTTCTGTACTGTTGCCATATCAGCTAGTCTTTACCATGTGAATAGTCAGGTGATACTCATCTACAGTTCCAGCTTTAGCAGTTGTTCTTAACCAAACATAATCTCCTGCTGCTATTGTGGCTGAGTTGAATGATGTTACTACTGATCCTGTAGTTATAGAAGTGGTTGTGGTTCCACCAGTAACGACTTCAGTTCCAACAGCGGACCTATCCGATCCTTTTCTGACTGTCCATGTTATAGACTGAGAAGCAGATCCTCTAAGAACAGCATCCATTTCTGTTATGGTATACCCTGCATCTACATTAAATAATGTTATATTTTCCGCAGATGTTGGGTTTATTATAGAGATGCTTTTACTTTCTCTTGCATTTAAATATGTTGTCCCGCTGTATGTTGGGGAGAATGACGAAGTAGAACTTAAACTAGTAAATCTACCAGATACACCACTTATAGCGGCTGAAGATACACTAGTTGCCGCAGATAAAGTTGTTGCAGATATTGTTATTGCGAGAGATGAAGTTGAACTTAAATCAGTAAATCTAGCATTAGGAGAAGAGACTGTTGTTGCGCTGAGATTTCCAGCACGCAAATTTGTTAGGGCTGAAATATTCGTACCACTGATTGTAAGAGCTAAAGCTGAAGTTGAGCTTAAGTCAGTAAATCTAGCTGTGGGAGACGAAACAGTTGTAGAGGATAATGACGTAGTGAATCTAGCGTCAGGGGAAGAAACAGTTGTTGCGCTCAGATTTCCTGCACGAAGGTTTGTTAGGGCTGAAATATTTGTACCGCTGATTGTAAGAGCTAAAGCTGAAGTTGAACTTAAATCAGTGAATCTGGCTGTCGGGGAACTTACAGTTGTGGAAGATAGTGATGTAGTAAATCTAGCTGTGGGAGACGAAACAGTTGTGGAAGATAGTGATGTAGTAAATCTTGCGTCGGGAGAAGAGACTGTTGTTGAGCTTAAATTATTTGCTCTAACATCTCCAGCAGAAGAAATACTTGCTGCCGAAAGAGAAGTAGTGAATCTAGCATCAGGGGAGGATACAGTGGTAGCACTTAAATTTCCTGCACGAAGATTTGTTAAAGAAGATATATTAGTTGCTGAAATATTTTGTATAAATGCTGAAGGAGCAGATACCGAGGATAATGCACTAATACTGCTTGCTATGGCAGAAGTTCCAGATAAAGTAACCCCCTGAGTTGTAGTTCCACTTAAATTAGTCGCCGTCCAAGTAGTGGTGCTTACATTTGAAAGGTAAGCTGAGACTGCGCTCATGTTTGTAGAGCTTACAATATTAGTTTGAAAGGATGCAGTAGATCCTAAAGTAGTAGCACTAACGTCTCTAAAAATAGTCGAAGATCCATTAGTGCCAGCTATAACAAGTCTAGTAGTATCAGTTGCAGTTCCAGACAAAACAAGAATTGCAGAATTTTCAAAATCTAACCTAATAGCATTGTTAAGATTTGCAGCGGGAGTACTGGTTCCGGCGGCTGCATTGTTAAATTCGAGTATACCCGATACGGGCAAAACCAGTACGTTTGTCATAACAATCTATAATAGAGTACTTTATCAGTACTCTACTGTTAAGTGATCAATATCTTTACGTTCGCCGTATGCGATGTAGAAGAATGTTGTTACTTCCTTGATTGCACTGGCATCCTTGACGTAAACTTTATTGTCTTCGATCTTAGTGACATACAATCTCTGGCTTGGGCTCATTGGAGTTAGCTGAACAGTTATTGAGCCAGCATGAACCAGATCAGCCCAGTATGCAGGAAGAGTAATAAATTCATCGTTAGTATCACCCTTACCTCTGACATATACACCATTTTCTGGACCTTCGAGGCAGGCGTATTGTAGTTTCATTCCCTGAGCTTTCTTCTCTGGGGTTGGGTGGTCGATTAAGAAGCTCTTAGCTGTAGCTTTGAAGTTACCAGTTACGCTAAGGTCGCCTCCAGAAATATCTACAGCAGTCACACCAAATATAACCTTACCATTAGTATTTATATTTAAGCCTCCGTCAGCACCATTAATAATGGAGACATCAGCAATAGTTGGGAAGCTACCAGTTAAAGCAGTTACAGTAGTGGCACTCAAGTTACCAGCACGAAGATTAGTTAGTGCTGAAATGTTTGTACCACTAATAGTAACAGCTAAAGCTGAAGTTGAGCTTAAGTCAACAAATCTAACAGTAGGTGAGCTTACAGTCGTAGCTGATAATGAAGTAGTAAATCTTGCATCAGGAGCAGATACAGAACCTGCACTGACATTTCCTGCTCTAATATCATTTGTGGAAGATATACTTGCAGCAGAGACTGAGGTTGCTGCCTTTAAAGTAGCAGCCGAAACATCAGTAGCTGAAATATTAGTTATATTTGCACTTAATGCACTAAGAGTTGTTGCACTTAAGTTAGCTGCTCTTATATCCCCAGCAGAAGAAATACTTGCTGCTGAAAGTGATGTTGTAAATCTTCCTTCTGGAGATGAGACTGATCCTGCACTTACGTTTCCTCCACGCAGGTTTGTTAATGCTGAGATATTTGTACCACTTATTGTAAGGGCTAAGGCTGAGGTTGCACTTAAATCAACAAATCTAGCGGTAGGTGAGCTTACAGTTGTGGCAGACAGGGATGTGGTAAATCTAGCATCTGGTGCTGATACTGATCCTGCGCTTACGTTTGCTGCTCTAACATCATTGGTAGCAGAAATACTTGCTGCTGAAACTGAAGTTGCTGCTTTCAAAGTAGCAGCGGAAACATCAGTAGCTGATATATTAGTTATATTTGCGTTTACACCGCTTAAAGTAGTAGCACTTACATTTCCTGCTCTGATATCATTTGTAGCTGATAAACTTGCAGAAGATACAGAAGTGGCTGCTCTTAATGTAGCAGCAGATACGTCAGTAGCAAATACGTTTGTTAGGTTTGCGCTAAGTGCGCTCAAAGTTGTAGAGCTTACGTTTGCTGCTCTAACATCTCCGGCGGAAGATATGCTAGCTGCGGATACTGAAGTGGTAAATCTAGCATCGGGTGCCGAGACTGATCCTGCACTCACGTTTCCTGCTCTAATATCATTTGTAGCAGAGATGCTAGCTGCTGAAACTGAAGTAGCGGCTTTTATTGTGGCGGCTGAAACGTCATTAGCAGATACTGCTCCAGCTACTCTTATTGATCCGCTAGCCCCTAAGACTAGGGTTGTTGTGTTGGCAGAGGAAAGGCTTAACAAGCCTGTCATTGTATCCCCGCTAACATCTACGAATTGACTAGCGTCTACCCCGGGAACTCCATAATATGTTGTTGCGCTAATTACTGTAGCACTGAGAACTGGAGTATACAACGATGCTGTGGCTCCTGCTGTCGTTGCGCTGGAGTCTCTTACAACTAAAAGATCTCCATTTGTACCGCTTACATGAAGTCTTCTGTTTTCTGAAGCATTCTTTCCTATAACTCTTAGTGTTCCGCTATTAGAAATATCTAATCTTACAGCGTTAGCATAAGCATTATCTAAAGTGCCGGAAAAACCTCCAGCGGCTGCGCTGGCATTGAACTCCATCAAGCCTGAGGTAGGGATAATAAGTACGTTAGTCATGGTATACCTTTTACAACTCTACAATTAATTTTGGTACATCGCATCTCTCTGCCTGTACCAAATAGAAACAATCTATCTTTATATAGTCAGTGAAACTCTCATAATCTATGTACACTTTATTATTTTCGATCTTTTTAATAAATAACTTTTGATTAGATCCTATGGGAGTTAGCTGAACGGTTATCGAATCCGGGTCCACCAACTTTCGCCAGTAGTCCGGTAATTCTATTATATCGTAATCTGTAAGCCTACCTCTAATATAAACCCCGTTTTCAGGGCCCTCTAAGCAGGCATATCTTAATAATTTCTTTAAAGGGAAGAAAGGGTGTCTAATTAAAAAGGATTTAGTTACGGCTGCTAAGTGGGCAAATACCGTTACATCCCCGCTAAAATTAGCTCCAGATAGGTAAGCATAATCTCCAGATGCCTGAAACAAACCGGAGGGTAATGTGGTTAAGCCTGTTCCATCAGGCTTAACATAAACTAACTTACCTAAATTAGATGCAGTGTAAGTAAATGTATCAGTTAATGCACTGAATTCTGTAACCCCAACAATATTATCTATTCCACTAATATCATTTGTAGTTAAATTTGCATTTACCCAATTAGTTCCATCATATTTTAAAAATTGATCTTCGTTTGGCTCAGAAATAATTACATCTGTTAATCTGTCTAGACTGAGAGCATCATTAATTAGTTCTGTTATTGTCCAACCACTATTTTCAGTATATTGAAGACTTTCTTTTGGCTTTAAAGTTTGCTTTTTTCTTATACTGCTAAAACTTGGTACAGCTATATTTTTTAATACAACAACTACAGTAACATCAGATATATTAGGGTTATATATTGAAAGTTCTTGAATTTGTCTTTTGGTAGTTCCTGTTGGAGCAGGAGCAATGGTCACTGATAAAGTATTGTTGCTTAACCCTCCATTAGACCCTAAAGTTACTTTATCAGCATGATCTACCCAGCTTACTGCAAAGGGTAATTGATTCACCACCGAGGAGGTTAAATAAAATTCCAGTAAATAGTTCGAGGTGGAAAGAATCATATCTAAGTATATTTATCATCCCAAGCACTTTGTTATTATGTAAACTTTTTAATTAAATTGACCAACCAGTACGGTCAGTATATTGTAAAGTTTGATTTGGATATAAATCTACAACCTTTCTCACTACTGGAACTGGGTAATTTTGAATTATTTTTATTTCTATTGCAGGTAAGCTGTTAGGATTAAATATGGTTATATTTTTTATTTGTCTAGTTGTTCCTGATAGGATGATTGTAGGGCTAGAAGATACTGGAATGGTTATGTTACCAGCCACTGGTATTCTTGCCGTATGGTCTGCGTAATCAATAGCTACTTGAATAGCTGAGACAGGTGTAGTGCCTAACTGTATCTCCAGAGTTTGATTATCTGTTAAAAACATCAGTAAGTCCTTACAGTTAAATATAAGTTATTTACTGAACCGTCTACAGTATTAATTAATAGAACCACCCAACCTTCAGACAAGGAAGTTCCCGTAATAGTATCACCTGTAGTTAAGCTGGTTGTTGTTTCACTAAATAGTAATGTTCCTGATTCTGGGTCTGAAGCGTCCGAAGTTAAATAAAATCTCCACGATACACTTGAAGCTGAGTCGATAACAGAATGAACTTCTTCAATACCATTCATGTTTTTAGAATAGAATAACGGCACTGAAGATATGGAACTAGGGTCTTGTATTGTAAAAGTTAATGTATTATAATTATACTTAGGTTCGTAAATTGACGTAGAATTATTCCAAGAGAGTATTTGTCCTGTGGCAGATGGATTAGTTCTACTTACATTATGTAATTCATTAACTTCATACCCATGCTGAACGTCAACTAGTAAAATTCCGTTTGTATCAGATTTAACAACCGAGCCTATCCACTCATTATGAGAGGGGGCAGCAGTAAAGCCTGACGTAAATTTTCCGGGAGTTGTATCTAACTTAAGTATTTGTCCTTCTGTAAAGCTAGATGTATTAATTCCTGACAATATACCCTTAATTATCATTAAACCACGTTGATTGTTGTCTATAGGATTTTTTACAACACCTAATCCTTTATGACTTGTGCCTTCAGATGACGCACTGGCTAAAGCAACTGCGGGTATATTAGCACTGTAGCCGCTAACATAAACAATCTGTCCTGCGCTTAGTGTAAAACCTGTTTGATTGCGAATTCTAATAGATAATTCTTGTCCGACTTCAAAAAGATCAGATCCTGCGGAACCAATCTCTAATGTTTTTGCTATATCATTCCAACGGATTCTTCCTTCTAAAATAGCAGGAGAAGCAGTTGTATCAAAATCGATGTAGTCAACTGAACTTATTGCTGAAGCATTTAAAACTCCGGTCATTGTATCACCGGAAGTGTTTACAAAATAAGAATTTAACGTGCTTAAGTGCCAATGAATATTATTTCCATTTACCCCTGCTAAAGAACCTAAATGTAAATATAAATTATTATAAGTTACAAAACTATCCGGGACAGCTTCTATGCTAGATCCATCAGCAGCAATATTTAATATTGTCCCGGGATTAATGGGAATAGCAGGAATTCCAGTAGGGCTAATAGGAGAGAAGGTTACCTTTATTGGAGTCTTAGGGGAACCAGAATAATCAGCTATATTTAATGCAAAAGTATAATCATTTAGATCTGCTGTAATATTTGAGCTTAAAGCAGAAACATAATCAAATACAGCTTCATTTACAATAACTGTAGTGGCTGATATAGAGCTAACAGAAACGGAATTAGTTTCGGTAAGCCCAATGGGCTTACCGTTGTTATCGTACTTTACTGTTAACGGAAATTGATAAGTCATTGACTATCACTTTTTGCCACTTTTACCGTGCTTCTTTTTACGAAGCATTAAGAAGTCTTGTTTATCTAGCTTGCCATTTTTATTTTTATCTAAACGATATTGCTTACCTTTTAGTTTTTTGTGGCTAGACTCCTCTTGCTTTTCTTCTTCCTCTTCGTCCTCATCTTCTTCGTCTTCTTCATCTTCCTCCTCTTCGCCTTCTTCTTCTTCGTCTTTGTGGGAGTCAATGTCGATGTGGACTTCATCATCATCGCTGTCGGAATCTGCATCAGCATCAGCAGTATCAACATCAATGTCGATATCTCCATTTCCTTCTTCGTCTTCTTCATTTTCCATTCCCTCATGTTCCATGGCTTCTTCTTCTGGAGTCTCTTCGCCTTCAAAAGCTTCAGCACCTTCCTCTCCTTCAATATCTTCCCCGATTCCCATATCTATTTTTAGCTGAGAAATCATGTCCTCTAATTCTTTTAAATTGCCTAAAAGATCTTCGGAAGGTTGCTGTTCCATTTCAGGAGCCATCTCCTCCCCCATATCATCTTCTGGCATTTCTTCTTCCATGCCTTCCTCTGGGACATCTTCTTCAGTAGCTGATAAAGCTGCTTCCTCTGCATCCATATCAGGGGAAACTACGTCATCATTATCTTCCCCTTCTGCGGGAGTTTGTTCCATCTCGTCCTCAGGCATCATTTCATCCTCAGGAGCATCAATTTCTGCTCCATATTGGTCTTCAGGCATCTCCTCTTCTTCTTGGTCTCCCATGCCACCTAAAGCTTGAGTTAAACCACCAATATCTTGGCCCATTGTATCCCCACCCATACCTCCTGCGGCGGGAGCAGAGCTACCAAGATTTCCTTGGATCATTTTTAATACAGTCCCAATCTTTCCAAGATCATCAGCAACTCTATTAAAATCTAAATAATTTAATAAATTAGTTTCATTAATGAAAGTCTTATAGTTGGCATCATGGAAGATTTCAGTTAAGAAATCAGCAACGTCAATAGTCTCTACACCGTTTTTGTTTTTAAGAACTTGGGACATTTCCTTTAGAACTCTTGTTAAGTTAGAGTTCTTAGGTGTAATAAGTGACAATGCTTCAAATATTACAGACTCAGTGTTAGCTAAAGTCGAGAAAGTAGGAACCTCAGTTAGGTTTGCTACATTGATTCCGTACTTCTCATTTAATAATCCAGTAAGATAGTTTTTAACTGGCTTCTTTGACTCATAGATCAATGATGAGAACTTCTTAAGCTGAATATCACTAAAGTCTTGCTCTAAAACATTTAGAATAGTTCTAAAAGTTTCAGTTAATTGTTTTTTAGTTGCAAAAGCAAAATAAGGAATCTGATGAATTGTTTGAGCTAAAGCCTCGTAAACTTTTGATTGATCTTGTTCATAAATCATTGAAACAAGATTTACAACTTCATCTCTAGTTGACCAAATAGAATTAAAGTTCTCTTTGGACTCATTTAATTCTTTGTTTATTAATTCAGTTTTTGTTAAATGCTCGTAAAGGTTTTGAGTGACTCTTCCGGGAACTTTAAAAGTTGATTCGTTGAGAGAGTCGTAAGTTACTCTTGGGAAATCAAAACATTGAGATATGGCTGAGGCTAGTTTTACTGCGCTCTTTATCTCTGAAATTTGAGAAATTACTTTAGAGTTCTTTCTTAAGAAGGAAACTAATATATCTTTAGTTTCTAATAGTCTTTTAAACTCTGGTGTAGATGTAATTCTAGCTTCATTAAGTCTAGCTGCTTTTTCAACTAACTTTTTCTTAGTTACATCAAATTGAAGTCTTAGCTCCCAAAGATTAAGAACGTCATCAAAACTATTCTCAGCATCTATAAGATCATTTTCAATAATGTTTGATAAGAACTTAGATACTTTGTTATCAACTAGTTTTGAAAAGTTATCTTTGTTTTCAAATATAGAAGTATCTTCTATTTTTATATTTTGAAACAAGTGAGGCTTACTAGGATCAAAAGTTCCTTTCAAAACTTTGTTGTTTTCTGTAATAAAAGTTGCTTCGTTACCCTCTATGGAGAATAACTCTACATTTTCTCTTAAAGATCTGCCAAGTAAATCCCCTAACTTAATTAGGTTAGAGAAGTAACGATTTCTGTTCTCAAATACGTTAGTTAACATTATACACCTTAACCATCAATCTTATCTAGGGAGATAAGTATGCTCATTTTTTAGTAATTTTATGTTTAGAGTTTAAAATAGTATTCATGGCTTCAATGGCTACTGGTGTGCAACCACTTTCTTCCATTAGTTTAATTATATCATTATTTTGAGTAGACTCCATAGCGGCTGTAGGAGGAACATTCTCAGCGGGCTCTTGTCCACCAGCTTCACCGGGTCCGGGGCCAGCCATCCCGGGGACGGGAGGAGGTCCTCCTGCTGGAGGGGGCATACCACCCATCATTATAGGGTCTCCTAAAGATCCGGGAGGAGGCATACCAGTCTTAACACTGATAGCAATAGGATCGTTAGCGTCCTCTTCTAGCTTCTCCATGATTTCCTTGATATCAGAATCACTCAATTGATAGTAATTCTTGTAAATATACTCCATTGGGAATATACCGAGCATCTTTACTGCTCCTACAACCCTTACTTTTTGCTCATCAATATCTAATTGACGTTTAGCAGCCATGTCAGAAGGCTCAGGTAACCTAATTTTTATCTTATTTGTTACAGTATAAGTAAACCCTCTGATTAAAAGATGTCTTTTAGCTAAAGTTTCTAGTCCTATTTCAATAGATTTTTGAACTCTAGAGATAACTCTAGCAAACTTTACATCTAATTGAGCTAAATTAGCTTTTCTTTCCGGTGATTGATCTTTTTCTACAATGTAATCTTTAGGAATTTTTAAAGCAGCTAATAATTTATCACGGAAATACTTTACATCGTCAGTCTCTCCAAGATTTTCAGCACCTTTTAATGTTTCTATCTTTGTTCCAGTGCGATTTCCATTAACTGCAACGAAAAAATCCTCGTCTGCTGACATAGGATTGTATCTTGAATTGATATTTCCTGTTGAGTAGTCGTAAAACTTCTCTTTTCTAAATTTTTGCTTCTGTTTCTCTAAGAACATTTCAGCTTTTGATGCTGGAAGTTGTCCTACGTCGAGATAAAAGATACGTCTTTCAGGTGCTCTGCTTAATCTATAGATCAACATAGCATCTTCCATGAGCTTGAGTGATCTATAAATCTGTCTTGCAGAAGCAGCTATACTTTTTCCGTAAGGATAATAATAAGGATCTGATGTGTGGAGGCGGAAATGAATGATTTGATTCTTGTCAAGTGGAATAACTTGACGATTTTTCATTACATCTCCCTGAACACCGAAGTTATCCCAGTCTTCTCTTAGAGGAATTTCTTGTAGGAAGTCTGTTGTGTGCCCATATTCGTTTTCAACACGATACAAGTAATTAGGATTAAGTATTTTTATGCGTTGGATACCAGCTTTTATGTTATTTAAATCTGGAACAAGCTCAATAAAACAATCGCCATACTTAACTACGTTACGGACAATATCCCAAAGAAACCGATCTAAGTTAATAGTTTCAAAAAGATCTTTAATATCTTCTTTTGCTAGCTCATCCTCAGTTATAATTTGCCAATCAGAACCATCCAGATGTTTTTGAGTACAGTCATCAGCATAAATATCGAATGCTGAACTGATTTCTGGGTAGTTATCCATGTCCTCAAACTCTTTGTAACGACGTTTTCTGTCGTACTCAGATTGAGTTATGTTGATGTGATCATTTTTTCTGTAAGGGGAGACAATCGAGCCTAATAATGTCTCAGTGTTTACTACTGTATCACCAGCTAAGGGATGTAATATAGTTTTTGGTTTTTCTGGTATTGGACTTAAATTGTCTATTGTTCTGTTAGACTGATCTGTTTGATATTGTTGAGCTATGGCTTCTGCACCTTTGGTGCTAAAGAACTTAGCAAAGAATTTTCCAATCTGACCTATAGGAAACCAAGGGGAGCCAAATGCTGGTGTCCCTGTCCCGAATTCAGTATAACCTTCGTCTATCTTCCTAGTAGCCATGTAATATCTTCCTCGGCAACACCGTTATGAGACTTAACTGGGTATTTTCTAATGTTTATAGGCAATGGCATCATATCTCTACCATCCTGAATACGACGCTCAATAGGAGTAGTTCCTATTAAGTTAACTAAACAGTGAGTGGTTAAAGCTAATGACATTACTAAATCATCATGACAGTTAGTGTCTGCAATATATTTATTGCTTTCGTCGATAATAAAAGTTAAAAGTTCGCTAATAGTACGCTCTGAATTGAGTTTAACTTTAATAGTGCGTATATTTTCGTCCATATTAACCAATAATTGCCGCCTTAAAGTGTCAGTTAGCTGTAATCCGACCTCTCTGCTGTCATCTAAAAATAAATTTTCATATTCTTCCTCGTCTTTAAGGAAATAAATTAAGTTATGTCCTATTAAATTACGTTCTGGAAGAATCTGTGCCAAGTTATAAATTTTACCTTCTGTCGCTAAAATCTTAGCAAAATCACGCAAAGTCGTTCGATTTGAGTAAAATTCAGCTACCTGCTCTCCATTATAGGCATCAATAACATGGAAAGCCGAATAATCTAAGCCTCTACCAAGAGAACAATCCGCACCAATAACATATTCATGAGTAGGATCAGGCTCTTTCCAGATCCTCATGCGGTTATTGTACTTAGTCCAATAATTATTATTAATATTTTCCTGTAATTGCTTAAGAACTTCACCGTCAATAAAGGTATTACCAGTTCCTAAGAATTCACACTCGTATTCTTGCAGCCACTGCTTGTGGCTTAAGTTTGATCTAGTTATAACTTCCCACTCATCGACGTTGATCGGGGGATCTCTTTCAATCATTTGATTGTAGAGCCAATCATAATCTGGGTGACGCTTGTACTCTGGATGGTCTTTCCAGTTGATGTCTATGGCATGGAACTCACTACTGCCCTTCATAGCGTCCGTATACGTCCTATAGAACCAATTGCCGATGCCATTTACTGTCGATAGGGCAATCACTGAACCACCAGTCGAAATGACGGGATAGGCTGCTGCCCAAATTGTATCAATGTATTCAATGAATGCAGCTTCGTCGATGATCAAAAGCGATGCTGATAGTGAACGACCTGATTGTTTAGATGATGGTCTAGACTTGATAACTGAGTTATTTACAAACTTAATATTGTGTTTATTAATCTCAGTTACTTTTGGTTTTAACCATTCTGGAAGTTCTTCGTACATCACACGAATTCTTTCTAGAACTTCAGTAGATTCTGCGTCACCCTTAGAAAGAATTACTGTGGTAAAGTGTGGGTTAAATATGCAAGCGTGAAGAGCATAAGCTGCAACTGTAGTAGTACACCCAGCCTGTCTAAACTTTCTTAATATATTAAATCTATTGGTTTTAAATTCAGAAATAAGTCTTCTTTGAAATGGATACAAATCAAACTTAACTAATCCTCGTACCGGATGTGTAACCTTGATGTAATTACTTGTAAAATATACGGGATCGTTTTTACATTTCAAAAATTCTTGTTTTATTTTCTGAACGTCCATCTATCATCCTTTTATATGATCCATACATTAATATGTAGTAGAAAAGGTAAAGAGCCTGAATCCTTAGAGAGGATTAAAAGATACTTACTACTTAATAATTTATTATCTTATCATATAGCTTACGATGCACCTTCTATGTTTGAAGGCTATCAAGCTGGTTTTAATGCTTTACAACCAATAGCTGATGATGATATTATAGTGATGTGTCATGATGACATAGAAATTATAACTGACGGTAACGATTACACTAAATTACTTGAGGAATACCTTGCAGACCCTAAAGTTGGTTTTGTTGGAGTTGCAGGAACTACTTACCTTGATAAAGATGCAGTTTGGTGGGACATGTCCAGAAGACAAAAAGGCTTACATAGCGGATTTGTTTTTCAAGGTCTTCGTGTGCGAGATAGCTATCCTAACTGGTTTGGTCCTTGGCGTAACGTGGTTGCCCTTGACGGATGTTTTATTGCTACTAAAGCAAGGACTATGCGGAGGATAGGCTTCCAGAAACCAAAACAATTTTCTGGTAATTGGGATTTTTATGATATTCATTATACAATTACTGCGTACAATGAAGGGTACATCAACAAGACTTTGCCTATAATAATATTACATAATTCTTCTGGAGAGTTAGAAGGTAGAGACGGTTGGGAGGCTAACCGTAAGGAATTCCAGAAGATGCATCGTTTACCAATTTGGTGTCACAATGGCTGATTTAATTATTCTCTTTATCTGGTCACTTATTGTTTTCAGTGCAACTAATATTGTTGCAGTATCTAAAATATTTTATGGATTTAGGACTTGGCTAACTTACAAAACCTTAAAAAAGGTACAGGATGAGCGTGGAGTTCGTTACGAAGGAGAGTTAAGAAAAATACAGTTTTTCTCCAGCCTAGTGCATTGCCCTATGTGTCTAGGTTTTTGGTTCGGAATGCTTGCAAGCATTTTTGTAATCAGTCCAACTAATTCGTTGTTGTTAGGTGATAATGAAATTGCTAATGTCTTCTCAGACGGATTGCTAGGAAGTATTTTATCTTGGATTTATTATCTTATAATAAAGAAGCCTCAAGGAACTGCTTGAGGGTAGTCAACACCCATTAGCGCAGTGAGTTACACGACGAAGCATTCCACGCTTAGAAACCATAGGGAGAACAACAGGTAAATTTTCCATAATTAGACCTTATAAGTAATCTATCTATCTATAGATATTTATGAGCCTTCCATGGAATATTATACAGAATTTGTTACACTTTTTGCCACTGTTTTAGCAAACCTTATAATATTCATAAGGGTGTTAAATAAAAAGCTTCAACCTATTAAGGAAAGCAGTGAAGCAACTCGACATCAAGTTGAGAAGAATGGAGGTTCCTCAATAGCTGATGCCATAGGAAGGATTGAAGCCAATACCAATGAACTTAAAGGTTGGTTTCGTGGAATACATCAGATTAATCCAAACCCAATTTATCAGACAGATCAAGCTGGATATTATATTTGGGTAAATCCAGCATATACTAAATTAGTTGGGGCAGCTTCACATGATTTATTATTTAAATCATGGTTATCCGTGGTGTATTCACAAGACAAGGCAAGAGTATTAGAGGCTTGGGAAGCAGCAGTAGAAGCTAAGGCTACTTTTGATTGTAAGTTTAAAATGGTTAATTTATTAGATGATCATGTATTTGAAGTTAGATCAATAGCTTACCCAGTTTTCTCTAAAGATACTTTAATTGGTTATATTGGAACTATAACATTAATGAATCCATTATCAGGCTGTCCTATACTTAACAATGAAAATGTTAGGATAGTAAAAGATGACGGAACAGTATGAAATCTCCTTGTAACCGTGATTGCCGCCTAGACGATAATGATTTATGTTTAGGCTGTTTTCGTTTATTAGACGAAATTTATGACTGGAAATCTTATTCCGAAGAGGAACAAGAAAACATAATAAATGAATGTAATAAAAGAAAATTAGTGTATCTTAAAGAAAATTCTCGTAAGGCTTAATTATGAAGTACTTATTAGCTTTAATGATGACTTGTGCGTTCGTAGCTGCTCAAAAGCCACAAGACCATCGTCCCGTTCGTAGAGCAGAGCAAAAAACTGAGTCTGTCCAGCCTAAAAACCATAGACAGCACCCCGGAAATCGGAGACATCATCATTGCAGATGTCAGTGCCATCAGCATCCTAGATTATCAAGATTTAGAAGATAATCACATTTTCGGTAGACCGCGCATACATATCTTTTGAGGTGTGTATGCGTTTTTTATTTTTATTCCTGTTATTCTGTGCCTCGTTAATAGGGCAGTCGAAGCCTGTGATGCCGATTGCCGAACCAGAACAACAGCCTATTGAATGGACTCAATTTATTTCAAGTCCTGATACTAGAATGGTTTATGTTGATAACATTCTAGGGAATGATAATAATTCAGGATTAAG